GTGATACTCCAAATATTAAAATAGAAATGATACCTACAGGAGAAAAATGGAAACACTTACCAGAGATGAATTAATAGTAGAACTTGCTAAAGATTATGGAAAAAGAGCAAGAGTATTAGGCCTTAAATTTGAAGAGGCTTATGACAAGTATGTTAAGAGATGTAGTGTAAGAACATATGAGAATCTTCTACAACAATTTACTGTTGGTAATTTATCGGATCCTGTAAAAATTAAACCCGTATTAAATGATAACGAATATATTATATCTGCCCCATCAGAAGATGACTGCGAAGATGGTGTTTGTAAGTTGTAATATTTTAATCAATGTATAATAAGTGTATTACAAATTATAGGAAATCAATATGGCAAAGGGAAATGTGATACACCAAATAAATATAAAAGTTAACTCTAAGGATTTAGCTTTGATTGATGCTAAAGCAGATAAGCTTGGTATATCGAGATCAGCTATGATTAAGATCTTTGCTATTAATGGTGAACTGACTGTCCAGATGGCCCAACAACTACAAAAGCCAGTAAGTTAAAGGCCCTTAAACATGCCTTGGTTCATTAATGTTCCAAGATTTATCTGATAAGGTTTTCCTTCTCCCTCTCTTGTACCTCCTTGTTCATATGCAAATTTTCCTAAATTGTTTAAAAGACCATCAGGGTCTTTCATATTTGCATAATCATGAGTCCAGTCATATGTGTCAGTAAGAACATACTCACCAATATCATTTTGTACAATATTAAAGGAGCCAAGTGTATTTCTAAGTTGTCCATAGGGTGTAGTTATATGATCCATGCCGCCAACAAAATCACCGCCATATTTATTAACCATACTTTGATCTTTTTTTAAGTCTATCTGTCCAGGGCCTTCGTTAGCAACAATTTTTCCGAGCAAATCTAGTGTACTTGATGAAAAATCATCAGCACTTATAGATGTTCCACGAGTCATAATATTGTCAATGTATTTTCTAGGTGCTAATAACATACCATCTAATTTATCAACAGGATGATTGTCATATAATTTTCTAATAAAATCGTGCATTACAAACTAATTCTTTTAGTTGGTTTTAGATCAACATATTCTTCTTTTTTAATTGGATCGTATTCTTTAGTCTTTGGATTGTAGACTAGGCTTGGTTGTTTTACCCATCCAGGTTTGGTTCCATATAACTTGATAGCTTCATCATATCCTTTCTTAGTTTGCCAATGCTTGTCTTTCTCATTAACACTCCAATTACCCCCTTCATCTTGCTTGTATCCTCTTTTTTCTTGTGTTTTAGGGGCCTTGTAACCTTTTAAACCTCTACCTTCATTAGCAAGATCTTTAGCTACATCTTTACTTACTTCTTCTTTATGGTCTTCATCTTTCATAATAGAGCCATCTGGCATTTTGTGAGAGCCTTTAGGTATCTGTTTTTCTCTATTACTATCTGGATCAAGCATACCTTTTTCTTTATTACCCAATCCTTTTAACATGTTTTGGATTTCTTTTTTTATTAACTCTCCAATCCTAGCAGCCTCATGAACCTCATCATCAGTCATTTCTCTTTTTTCCTTGGGGCCTTCCATACTTTTGGGAATAGCCTCTAAGGCTAACATTCTTTCAGAGATTGGTATAGGTGTACCATCAACAGTAAATTCTTGTTCGTCAACCCACTTTATCTCAGAGTCTGGCATTTTTTTTGTTAGCATTCCAGATAACAATCTTTTAATTTTTGGATCTAATTTTGCCATAGTATTTCCTTATAAACCAAACATAACTTTTGCATCACCATACATATCTCTAGCTTTATTACCTGTTCTTTCAGCTAATACATCTTCACCTTTTAAAGCATATCCAGCAAACATAAAGCCCCACATAGTGTCTTGTATGGCATTAATTTGTGGAATTGATAGACCTTTTTTGCCATTACCAGTACCATACTGTGTTCTTAGCCAGTTCCTAGTCGATGTTTCTAATGTTCCACCTTTATTTTTATAAGCATGAACCATAGCATCTTTAAAATATTGACTGTTCATCAATCTATTCCATTGTGTGATAGATAAAATACCACCAAGAATACCACCTGCTTCACCACCAATTGATTTACCAGCCATAGCACCCATGTTAGCTGTTGCCATGTTACCAATAACAGACTCAGCACCACCCCAACCTTTAAGATTTTCTTGCATATAAATTACATCATCAATTTCTTTTTTCATACTAGGAAACATTTTTCTTAAAGTTGTTCTGCCATCAGCAGTTCTTGTAAGGTTAGTAAATATTTTTGCTCCATCTGGGGCTTCTAGTATATGGTTTGCCATTGCTTTTTCAATTTTGGTTCTTAATCCAGTTGACAACTGACTACTTTTATTACCCACAATGTGATCTAATTTTTCAAAATGTTTAATTGCTGCATTAAAATTTGTCCATGAAAATTGAGGGTCTAGCATTTTGTTTAAAAATTTTGTCATAGGCTCTGTAGTTTCAGCATAAGCCATAGCTAACATATCCTTACCATAAGGATTTTTTTCAGTTTGTGATTTAAACAATTTATATGATTGATCTAAAAGCCTACCTTTTTTAGGATCAGCTTTTTTTACTGCTTTCTTAATAACATTGTTGATGGTATTTTTATATTGATTCATTAACTGAGTGTTATTACCACCAAAATTCTTTTTATCTAACAATGAAAGATTATAAAATTCTGATCTTAATTTACGAGCCAGATCAATTAAAGGAACTTGTTTAACATTTAATTGTGGATTACCTTTAGCAGCTTCACCTCTTAGATAATTTGCATACAGATCATTCCAACTTTCACTCAGTTCAAAATTTCTTCCAAATCGCATATTCCATTTTTCTGCAAGTCCATCTATAGATGATAATTTAATAGGTGCTGTTCTTAATTTATCAAACATGGCAGTAAAATAATTGTCTACTTGGTTGTAGCCTTGTGATAAAAATCCTTGTACTTCTTTAGCACTTTCTAAAGTTCCTTTGCCAGAAGCAGTTTGACCCATCTTATCTTGAACATTTTTAATTGCTCCTTGTGCCGCTGCCATTTCAGATTTACTACCTGCAAATAAAGCTATTCCTTTATTAAGGCTTTGTATAGGATGTGTTACTGCTCTACCTACTGGGCCAACTACAGAACCTACAGCACTTAATGCAGGAGTTACTGCAAAACCTAAACCCATAGATTTAAGTGTCTGTCCAGGGTCATATTGTTCACCACTACCTGCTGTAATACCTACTGCTTGTCTACCTATATCGTGAATACCAGAGTAACCTGCACCTGCCGTGGCTACAGCTGCGTAAGGAGCTAACCATTCTTTTACCCCTTTCTCTATAAGTTTTTTACCCATAAACCCAGCACCAGTTCCAAACATAAGCCATGCTAGTGGATCAGTTCCTGCACCCTTTATGAAATCACCAAGCTGTCCAGTAAGTTCAAATCCACCAACTTCATTTCCAAAGAAAGTAAATTGCCCTAAATCTTTTGCTCTTTGTACTGCAGCTTCATCATTTGGATCTACCTCACCCGCATATTTTAATTCTATAAATGGTCTAGAATCATCTACATCTGGAGAGTCAAAGTTAGGGGTAGCGTTAAAGATATTCCAACGCTCTAAAGCATTAGCCCTTTCTTCATCTGTCGCAAATGCTAAATTTTGTAGCAACTCACTACCCATACCTAAAGAAAGATTGTTCATAACAAAATTCCAATCTGCAAAATCTTCATCTATTAGATGTTTAATCTCATCACCTGCACCTTTAAACTCTTTGCCAGTTTCAAATTTATATTTTTCTTTTAGTAATTGCACATATTTTTGATTGTATCCTTGTTCTGCATATGTGTACGGTATAGACTCGTATACTGAAGACAATTCTTCTGTAAGAGCAATATTTATTTCTCTACCTTCTGCATCTGCATTAAGAGCTTCTTGATAAATGTCATTTCTAATAGCCTCTCTGACTTTCTCATTCTCAAAATATCTGTTACTAGCTGCGGCTCCTTCTAATTTAGCCATTTATATCTCCTATTGACAGAATTGTTTATAAGTACTAAGATTTTTATTGGCAGGATTAGCACAAAATTGACCCATAGCTGAACTTTGGTCTTGAGCTGCAGCCTTTATACCACCAACAGTTTCCATAGTGTTGCCTATCATAGTTGCATTTTTCCATTCTTCACTATTAACAATTGGTTTAAAGAAAGCAGCATTTTCTTCTGAATTTCTATATCTTTCTTCTTCAGCCTTATAATCAGAATAACTGATTGTAATGTTTTTTGCTTTTTGTTCAGCTTTCCAGGCCCTCATATGTTTAGCCATTCTTTCTACTGCCAAAGCACCTTGTTGTGCAAACTCTAACAACATTCGATTGCCTTCTGTTGTTTTGCCCAATCCTGTGGCGGCTTGTATAAATAAACTCATTTCAGCATCTGAAATAGCACCTTTAGTCATACTAGTGTATTCCATAACTTTAGCTGTTGACAAAGAAAAGAACATTTCTTTATCTGCCAAAGTACCATCAAAATCACCAAGCCATTGTGCTGCAGCAAATCCAACATTTTCCCATTTTCCAGTTTCTATTCTATTGAGTATAGATAACATTTGAGCATTTAATCTTCTGTTGGTAGCAGCTTGAGATTCTAAAACTGCCATAAGTTGTTCATCTTCAAGTATAGCTTTGTTTTGTAAAATTTGATCTTCTTCTGCTACAGTTTTATGGTCAAGACTTGTTGATTGTGCTATAGCTTGATCTAATGTATAAAGATTATTGCCGTCTGCATCTTTTAATCCTAAGAAATAATCTACATTTTTAGTAAATGCAGTACCATCAATTTGTTTTCCAGCAAGATCTTGTACTTTAGTGTATGCACGAATACCATCTGCTCTTGCTTGTGCATTCATAGCTTCTTCAGACATAATTCTTGTAGTAGAAGTTGCACTTTGAATTTTTGCTAAAGCACTATCCACATATGGTGCTAAATTAGCTTCATATGCTTCAGTTTCTAAATCTACAGAAGTATCTGGCTCACTTGTAATTTGTGTGCTAATAGGTTGAGATCCAGGAACAATAACTCCGTTTACAGTTTCATAAGTTTCAATTACATTTTGTCCTAAAGCATTTGTTTTTTTAATTTCTTTATAACTTTTTGTGTCCGTAGTTGGTGCATCAGTAGCTTGTTCACCCAACATATCTGTTGGAACTCCATTAACAGTACTCCATGTTTGCGTGTAACGAACACCATCCTTCATAGTAGGTATTTTTACAGTATCTAATGTAGGTTTAGGTACAGCAGCAGTAATATTAGTAGACATTTCCATAGCTTTTCTAGCTTCATCATATAAACCAGCACCATCTAATAATCTAGCAAGTCTTTTAAAATCTTCAGCAGTTTCTGGAGCAGGAACTTGTTTTCTAATTTCTTCAAGTTTTTGCATTCTAGCCATTCTAGGGTCAACTGGCTCTGTTTCACCTGTTAACATTCTTCCTAGAGAAGCATAAGCATCACTTCTTTGATCACCAATACCACCAGCACGATACATCATTCCAGCACCTTTTGTACTAGCTAAATTGACAGCATTGTTTATATTTGACTGTTGTTGTGCCGCTTGTTCATCTGCCATTAATTGTTGCAGACCAAACATATCGTTACTGTATGCCATAGTTATTCCTTTATCCTATTAGATTTCCTAAAAATTTACCAGCTACTCCACCAATTCCTGGTGCAACTGTGTTTCCTACTGCACCAAATATACTTCCCCAAAAATCACTTTTACCTTTTGCTTGTTGTTGATCAGCATAAGCTAATTGATCATTTAATCTTGTACTTGCATCTGAAACATTGCCTAAATTACCTGTTGCATTTATTGCAGGAATGTTAAGATAACGATTGGTTTTATCTTCTACACCTGTAAGCATATTATATTGGCCAGTTGACCTAGCTAAATTACTATCAATAAGTGATTGTGATTGATCAAAAGCTTGATTCATGGCAGCTAATTTAAGTCTATTAGTAGAAGCATCAGTATTCATTTGATTAAGCATTTGTTGTGTAGATGAAGCACCTGTGTTTAATTCCCTTGCTTTTCTTAATTGATTAGCTACTGCTAACTCTTCTTCATATATGCTCATTAAATCACCGTATCTTGATTTTTGTGCATCTCTCCAACCACCAGCTGCTAAATCTTCTGCTTGTTGCCCAAACATACCTTGCCTTCTTATAGCATCTTCTCTGATTTGTGTATTAGCAGCATCAGCCTCAGAGGTATAAGAATATGTACCATCTGGGTTTTGCCTATATCTAGTAGTTCCACCAACAAAATTAACATCTGGTGTTGTTTTTTTAAATATATCTTCTCTAAGACCTTCTTGATAATTTAAATCAGCTTGACCATATTTTCCAGGATCTCTGTTAGCACCAACCATATTTCCTAAATTTGATAAAAACTGACTACCACCTCTAGGAGTAATGCCATTTTGCCTATTTAAATTTGTAAGAAACTTTGAGTTCATACCACCAGCAGCATTTCCAGAACCCCTAGTTCTATTTCGATTTGCAGACCTGCCACTACCAACTGCAACTCTGTTAAATCTTTCATTTGCATTAATTGCCATCTTAATCTCCTATGCTGTGCGTTTCCACATATAGACTACTATATATGGTTGTAAGTTATTGTGTGCTGTGCCACTACCAGTATTTCCTGTGCTTCTTGCACTACCACCACCAAAACCACTCCAAAACGGGTCTAAAAAAGTTATTTGTCTATCGTCTATTGAAATATTTGTTTGGTTTTGTGTACCCATAGAGTGACTATGTGCAGGTAAATTAGCTTCTGTCAAAGCTTGAGTTTCAGAACCACCTGTAGCGTTAAGCGTATCAAATGTACCACTTGATGCTTTACCTACTGGAACTCTACCTTCTCCATATGCTTCCCAAGTTCCTACACCTAACAGCGTAGCTGGGTTTGTTGCAACTTCTGCATTAACATATACAGAACCTACTGGATAAACTAAATTATTAATTGTTGCTGCTGTAACTGTGTTTTGCACAAAAGCTGTAGTTGCTACTTGAGTTGTATTAGTTCCTGTACTTGCTGTTGTTGCACTAAATGCTTGTGAGGCACTACCTGCTAGATCAGCCTTAGTATTAACTGCTGTTTGTACTGCTGTAAACTCAGTATTAAAATCTGCACCAGATATTACTTTTCCTGCATCGGAATCTGCTAGTGCATCTTTGCCAGACCATCCGACAGCTATAGTATAGTTTGCCATTATCTTATCTTTCCTTGTTTATGTAATAAAGTTAAATCTTGTAAAGAAGCATCAAATCCGTTTGATTCAATATCTATCTCTAGTTTAAGGTTTTTTGCCGAACCAGTTAACGGTGTTTTGTATTCATGTAATCCATATATAGGTTTGTAAGTTACACCAGATTTACCATACAAAGATGTACTCGCACCCCACAAAGCTGTACTACCTGTAGTTGTAGGATTTAAAGTTATAGAAGTAGTTTCAGATGGACTTGGACTATAATCTTTATACCATTTTAATCCTAATGTTGCTCCAGAACCACCTTCTAAAACTAAAAACAATCTTTTTAAAAATGAAGCTGCTATAGACTCACCTAAATTAATCCATGTTGTTGCTATACTACTTGTATAAGAACTATAACTATAAGTTGATGCTCCTGCTAGATCAGTATCATAATATCCCTCATAACCTGCTAAACCACCATCTTTCTGACCGACAAGCAAACCATATGTTTCTGTATAAGATAAACTTGTTGGCTCTCTGTTATTATCAAAAGTCCAAGTTGTTATTCTTGGTGCATTATTAGGTGTGAAATGTTTAAAATCAAACACATAAGTAATGTTTTTATCAACAAATGACATTATGTAAATACCTTCGTTTTCAACATAAACACTTTTAACATTTGAACTTTGTCCAATATTTCTAATTAAAGTATCTTTAATGTTTACACTTAGATCAGTTAAAGGCAGTTTATCTTTTTCAGTTGTTCTTCCTAGCGACCTAAGACCTGTATTAGATAAAAATACAAGATCATCACCAATGGCTTGAACTGTATCTCTTGATACAAGACCAACACCTCTAATAACTTCATTAAGTGCAAGTGATCCTACTGTTTCTGGCCTGTCATATATAACAATGTTGTTTTTACCAAATATAACTAACTTGCCATAAAAAGGTGCAATAGCAATAACATCATCAATACCCCAAACTTTAGACAAATCTATTAAACCTGCATCTCCACCTGTCCAGTCATCACCATCTAACAAGTTTGAATAATAAACAACATCTGGTGATTCTGCTACACCACCTGCCCATATTCTTCCGTAATAACCCATTCCACAAGTAGGTTTAAATTGATTAGAAGAAACAGTTGATGGTTTAGTTGCATGTGCTGTCCACCTAGACCCAGAACTTAAACTACCATCGTATCTTTGTGGTTCTATACCAGCATGAAAACAATGTAATCTGTCGTTAAAATTTACAAACTGCCAGTTACCAGAACTACCTGATACAGTATGTTTAACATCAGCACCACTACTAGGAAACGCTGATGCTGGTGAAGTAAAATCAACAACATAAATACTTGTGCCATAACTAACAACAATTTTATTTGTACCTTGATCGTCATGCTCATGTATGGATGCTATAGATGTGCCTGATGGTGCTACTTTTTGTTTTAAACCTTTTCTAAAAGCAATACGACCAGACTCTCTAATTACTACATTTTCAGCTTTAACTAAATAAGATAAGTCTAAAGAAGCAGGGTTACTTTGTGTATTTAACCCATTTAACCCAATATCAGTTAAAGATTGATATGATATTTGTTTTGCCATTATCTAAAATTTAATCCTGTTGCGTATTGACTACTATGGTTTTCATTTACAAACCAATCTGATTCGTATTTTGTATTACCACTATCTAATATGATTGCCTGTTTAAGTGCTTCATTAGCTTCTTGAGCCATTAAACTAGATTGCGTTCCACCATCTTCACCTCTTTCTGATATTGCCCTAGCCCATGCTCCAAGAATAACTGGTTGAGCAGGAACTTTAAGCACAGTTGTTGCATCTGTTAATTTATCTTGATATTTAACTATATCAAATGAAATAGTATGTGCCTCAGTAGGAACTGGTGAAAAATCTATTTTTAAATTATTAGAACTATCACTACCATTAAAAGCATAATATAAAGGCTCACCAGTATCGTCTGTAGGGTATTTTACGGTGTTAATATACTGTTTGCTTACCTGATGTAAATGAAGTCCTGTATCGTTGTTTATGGCATCCAATATTTTTATTTCTTGACCAGATGATAAATTGTAGTTTTTTGTACTTGCTACTGTAGATATATCAACTGTTTCTCTAAGATTAAGCCAATCATGTCTTTCTTCGACACCTCTTTTAGCATCATTAACTAATGATCCTATAACTTTGTGATAAGCAGATACATTTGAACTATCGTTAATAGCACCTGACCAATCTGTTGCGATTGTATCTTCACGCAATCTTATTAAAACTTCATTAATTAATTCTCTATAAGTCATAACCTATCCTTTAATTATTTTTCCCCATACTGAACATCTACCATCTACTATGTCTACAACTTCAACTTGAAAATTTCCATTGTCAAAAAAAGTTACAATACCAAAAGCATGATTCCAGTTATGTAGTCTGCCTTTTAACCATGTGTTGTTTTCTGCTGACATATTTTTTAAACAACCCATTGACCAAGCACTTATATTTCCATCTAATAATCTTGTTGATGAAAACCTTGAAACATCATGTGTGTGTCCGTACATAATGTTTGTACCATATCTTTCTAAATGTGTCTTAGCATGAGTAGTTGTTGTATACGCACCATGTACAAAAGACAACTTACCAATGGTTAAAACCTCATTGTACTTACGATACTCATAACCCCTGTCATCCCATTTACAAGCATTTCTAAATAAATACTGATCTAGGTATGGGTTTTCCTCTACAAAGGCATCTAGCCACTCATCATGATTACCTGCAAGTATATGTCTAGTTTTGCATTTAATCTTGTCTAACACCCTGTCAAACCTGTCTATTTGCTTATTTACAGCTTTAACTTCTTTGTCTATCTCTGGTAGTTGGTATTCTAATGGTGGTCTTTTTTGCCTTTTGTATCTATGACCCGATACAGAATTCCATTCTCCAACATCACCCAGATTAATAAATATGTCTGGCTTAATAATTTCTATCGCCTTTAGTACAACTTTGACCGCACTCTCATCATGTATCGGAAAGTGTTGATCGGGTATAACAATCGCCCTTTTCATTTTTACCTACCTTTTGCTAGTTGCGCTCCAAAGTAGAATTCGATTATCATTGTTGCCCATCCAAATATTTCATCAAATTTCAACATCCCTTCTACACTAACATATTCTATCACATCAGGTGTCAATTGAATCCCTAAAATATCAAAACCTTCTGTAACTGTAGGAATAACTGTTGGTATATCCCAAAATACAGGTGCTACTTGTGTAAATATAACTAAAGCTAGTATAGTTAAAATAATAATTCTTCGATTCATAGCAGCCATTGGACTTTCTTTGTCTGCTCGATCTCTTGCCATATTAATAGAATCATTACGAACTTGTAGGTTCTGAATCATTAATTTTTGTTGTTCTTGTGCTGCTTGACTTTTAAGTGCAAACAATTTAGCAACAAATCCAAGTGCAATTGGTGCTACATTAGTTAAAAATCCAATCATGCGACCAACCTCAATACATTAAAAATCCCTACTTCAGAAGCTAAGAAGTAAGCAAAACCACCTAACAAAAAATACCTAATTTGGTTAAGCATATTAAATATCTTTTGTATCTTGGAATTAGTGTCATCAATCTTGCTAAACAGCTTACTTATTTGTGAAGTATGTTTATCTAATTGCAATTGAACTCTGTTATCATCCATCATCTTTTCTTTGGTTTTTTACCGTATCCCATAATATCTCCTAATTAGCTAGTGGATTGTCTAAAGACTCTTGTATACGCTTTTCCATGTCTACTTTAGTCTGCTCTACCTTAATGTCGAAGCGATCTAATTTAGTGTCGTAGTTTGTAAGTTTTGTATCTACAGACTGTAATTTAGTATCTACCTTTGACTCTAAGTTCCATTGACTGTTACGCAAATCAGTCATATCTTTTTTTAACTCAATTTTTATAGCATTAGCATGTTCTTCTATTCTCATAACATCGCTAGAAGTCTTTGCCATTTGTCCAGCTATAGCATCAAGGTCTAAATTTGCGATTCCTTCAACTTTTTGATATAACAGGAACCCTCCATAGAGTGAACCAACAATCGTTGAAATTAGGGCAAATGCTGCGACCAAACTGGTATATGTAAACCTTAATCCCAGAAATTTTAGTCTTTTATCAACTAAACCTTCAACTTGTGCAACTTTTTCTCCTAGATCAGCCATTAGTTATTAAAGTCACCATTTTCTTGCATTAATTTCAAATATTCAATTTCTTGCTTTAATCTTTCTACTTCTAACCTTCTTCTTTGTAATTCAAGTTGATACAGCGTATTACAATTAATTCTTTCGTTTGGTGCATCTAAAGGAATGATTAACCTAGCATACAATCCTATGTCTTTAGTCTGCGGATCATCTCCTTCTTTCCCTATAATTGGCACAACAGCATTATTAATTACACCTGTCATTCCAATCTCAAAGTTTGTACTACCACCTATAGCATTCTTACAATCTAAGTCACCCGCCCTAATACTGTCCGAACCACTTACTGAACTGATACTAGGTATCGAAAAACTCATCGAACTGCTTTCTGCTATTACCTGTGAACTTAGTAATAACAAAACTAACCACCGTTTCACTTAAACCTCGAACAAATCTTAGACTCTACTATTGGCTTAAAGTCATCATTGCCTCTAAGTTTTGATGTTGTGCATATGTATTCTGCTAATTTTGCGTTTTCTTCATTAACATAAACATCAAACTCAACACGCTTTAAATACTTTATGTTTATTATCTTGTATCGACTAACAAACGGTATTGGCTGCCATTCTTTGTCAAACACTCCAATCTGATACCACTCTACATCTGACCTTTTATTAAACACTTGCATTGTGGTCATCTTGGCACTCGGTATAAACGACATTTTCCACTTTGGGTAAGTGGGTGTCATATCATGGGCAGCTACAGAACTACATAGCAATACCCATAGTATTACTGAGCGATACATTCAGCTACTACGACTGCTGTATAAGAACCACCAGGAAATGCCTTTTGTTGTCCACCACCATAAGTAGCAACTGAAGTTACACTAAACCAAGTTGTTCCTGCATGTGCTAAAGCGTAAGTTCGCATTGCTCCACCGTTCGATACTGTACTAGCTGCTTGATAACCAGACATGTCAGAGGATGATGTTTGGTCTACTGCTACTTCTCCTGTCCATACAACGGTGTCACCTAAACTTGGACTTGAACTAAAAGAGGTAGGGTAGCTTATTTGTGCTTTGTAAGCATTAGCCAAAGATGTATCTACACGAACAATAGGTACTTGACCATTACTTGCAGGTAAAGTAGTAAGAGTATACGCATTAGGGTTTCCGTAATAACCAACAGTATCAGTATTAACTGTACATCTTGACTCTACATTGCCATTAATATTAGTGTTGGCCTCTACTTTTTTTGCAAACATAGAACAGCCAGTAAGCACAAGAACTAAACTAATTGCTAATAATTTATTCATTTGTATTGATCTCCTATCATTTCATTCATTAATTTATCTTGCCCTAAACTTCTTAACGCTTTTTTGTTGTCTACTATTTTACCACCTTGTAACGCTATAGACTCACGATACATCCCACCCTGGATCTGTGCTACATAATAAGAGTTAATATTTGTAGCTTTGTTTATTTGTTTTAAGAGAGATGCTTGTGATGTTGTGTTAGCTATGGTTAAGGCATTCTCTGTAGCTGCCAATGCTATTTCTAATCGTTCTCTTTCTTCATCTTCTTCTTCTGTTTCTCTTTTTTCTTCCTTTTTATCCAGAAGGTTGTCATCCACCGCTTCTGTTGTATCTTTAACAAACTCATCATCTAAAGCATCATATATTTCTATCTTAGGTATAACTGGCAATGGTGGTATGTAGTTAGGACATGATTCATCATTCTGTGCGTTTCTACATAAATCCCATCTGTACATATAAAGTATTGTTACATCCTCTATACTTCCTGTACCTGTGCCTCTGATCCTACCATCACCAAACTGTTCTATTGGTGTGTATGGTAAAGGTATAACATTCTGTACTTTTCCACCATGTTTGCCAGACCAATCTTCTGTGTCTTGAAAAATATAGCCACCACCAACTTTGTCATTTTCTATAGTAACTGTAAAGTCATCTACTACATTCTTAACTGTTGTGTAGTTATAAAGCACACCACTTATATCTAAACCTTCTTCAGCACTTATACCTAAAGTGCCTGTATTCATTTTCCAAGTATTGCCATATAAAGCAGCATTACTTGTATAGCCAAATTCGTAACTAAAAGAATATAAAGGCAGCAGCAACAGTACCCATAATGCTAAGAGCCTTTTCACGCTTTTCTGCAACACTAATTTCATTCTTCTCCTCTGGCATTGGTATCTCATCTGTCTTAACTGCCCATGCTCTTTTAGCCTCATCACCAATCAAACCATCTATAGGACAAGGTGTTCCAGCCGACATCATTGCAGACCATACATCTGGGTCTTGGCACATCACACTAACTGCTGCTACTTTCATTCCAAACATATATAACTTTTGTGCTTTCTTTAGTCTGAGGCAGTTTTCTTCTGTGTATGTCGTACCTACTGATAAACCTAAAATCTGTGTCTGTACTGAACCACTAGAACTAATCGTACATAAATCACTATTGTTGCCACTACCAAACTGAGGTGCTATTGCACTAGGCGGTGGCTGTTTAACTGTTGTAGTTTGTTCACCTTTAGTTGTAACTACACTTGTCGAATCTGTAACAATAGGATCAGCTGCAAATACCGAACTTGACAACAACAATACAACAAGTAACTTTCTCATTAGTCAGCTACTAGACTCACAAAAGCAGGGTCTACTTCATCAGTAGGGTTAGCTGTAAAATGTGTACACATATCTATGTTTCTAGTTAATGTGTAGGTTTCATCACCATAACTTACATTGCCATCATCATCATAAACAGCTACTTTTCTAGTTTCAGTATGAGGTTTATTCTCATAAGCCATAACACCAGCTAAATCTGATATAGCATTAATTGCTGTCTTAATTGTTTCGTGTTCACTATACAAAGTAGTAGCGTATGTAGCAATGTTACTTGGCACAGCAGTACCACCTTTGGCTGCTCTTGACCAATACCAGTCTATGTCTGCTAATCTACTGGCTACAGAACTTCTAGCTTTCTCTAGCATATTAGCTTTAAGCGTAGCTACATCTCTAGCTGTTGAGGCATATGTTCCTACAACCTCTGAGCCACTTGTGTCTACAGTAAACTCACCATTCCAATAGTATCTGCTATCAGGAGTGACTTCTCTGTATGCCTTAATGCCTAGTGAGGTAAGTGTCGCACTATCCCTAAAGATTGTTCTAGGATAAAGCACATCACTAATCTCCATAGATTTAGGTGTTTTAATTATCTGTCCGTTAAAGTACCACATATTTTCTCCTATCGAGCGTTACTATTTTTAAAAGGTGTTTCTGCAAATGCGATGTAAATCCATTTTTCACCATTAGCATTTACACCTGAATCACTTGACCTAAGTTTAAATCCATTAGATAGAATGTCTATATCTACACCAGCACTTGTTTGTTCTGCTCCAGACGTACTTGCTTCAAGATGCGTATTTAGTGGATTGTCTGTATCTCTTACAGTATCTCTCATTCTCCAATGTTCTGCCCTTTGTGTTGACTTCGTAATAATTAGCATCGGCCTAAACCCTGTGTACACAAATGTACCATCAGTAGAACCATTACCAGTATATGAACCGACCTTAGAGTAGCCATCTACAGAGTGGAAATGATAACTAACATAAGTTTGTCCACTACCGTTTACATCAGCATTTGATAAAAGTGCAAAAGTACTAGCACCGTGTGTTCCCCAAGTGCCTCCAGAGTTATAACCAGTATCAGTACCATTAAGAACTAAAGTAGTTGTACTAGCAACATTACCTGTATAAACCATCCATTGATACCCTTGACTTCTAATTTTATAAAAAGATATTTCTGGTGCTTTAGACAGTCCGTGTCCAAAAGTAGCACTTGAGCCTGTTCCTGTGTAAGTTGCAATGCTAAATCCAGCATCTGTATTAGCACTAACAGTAGTTGTTACAGAACCATCAGTATTAGATGAACCACTACCATTTGCTTTCCAGTTCCAAGCTACATAAGTTTCACCTGATTTATCTGTTCCGTCTTTACCACTTAAACTAAAACCATCTGTATCAAAAGAAGTCACTCCGTCATAAGCACTATAATCACCCTCAA